GCCCGCATCACGGCCCTGCCGGTGAAATGTGCAGGCGATGTGCGCGACCTTGTGGCGCAACACGCGCCGCCGGAAATCGTCGCTCAGATCGACCTTGTGGCCGTCCGCGAAACCCTAACCGATTCATGCCGTGAAGCCCTCTCGGAACTTGCCGAATACGACGCCTCGAAACTCGTTGCAAACTTTGTGGAGCGACATCGCGACAATGTGGACGCCGCCCCCGAAGGTGACGATGAGCCAGTGGGCCGACGCAAACCGTCGCCTTAGCTCGGAAGCCTCATTCGAACCCGGACAATGGCGGACCTCACGCGCAGCCTACCAGCGCGGAATCATGGATGCGTGTTCCGACCCGACCATTCAGGACATCGTGGTGATGAGTTCCGCGCAGGTCGGCAAGACGGAGATCCTGCTCAACTGCATCGGCTACTTCGCCCACTACGATCCCGCGCCCATCATGCTCGTGGAGCCGTCGATCGACATGGCAGAGGACTATTCCAAGAACCGAATCACACCGATGATTCGTGACTCTCCCGCTCTGACGGATGTGTTTGGAGAATTCAAATCAAGGGACTCTGGCAATACGATTTCGCTTAAGCGGTTTCCCGGCGGATACCTCGTCGCTGTCGGAGCGAACTCGCCACGCGGACTTCGCGGAAGACCGATCCGCATCCTGCTCTTCGATGAATTGGACAGCGCCCCGCCAAGCGCGGGAACGGAGGGCGACCCCCTCATGCTGGCCGAGAAGCGCACGAACAACTTCCCCAACCGCAAGCGCGTCAAAGTTTCTACGCCGACCGTCAAAGGCTTCTCGCGCATCGAGGCCGCATTCCTCGAATCCGACCAACGGCGCTTCTTCGTCCCCTGCCCCCGCTGCGGGCACTGCCATCCTCTATATTGGGGCAACGTCATCTTCACGAACGGGCCGGAAAGCGCCGTCCTGAAATGCCCTGTCTGCGGGATGACATTCAACGATGCGCAAAAGAACGATGCCGTCCGCCATGCCGAAGAACGCGAAGGCGGCTGGCGTGCCACAGCTCCCGCCACCGGCATCGCAGGCTTCCACCTCAACGAGCTTTACAGCCCGTGGCGCACCTTGGCCGAAATCGTGGACGACTTCCTGAAAGCCAAAGAATACCCGGAACGCCTCAAGGTATGGGTGAACACCTCGCTGGGCGAAACGTGGGACGAGTCCGGCGTCGTCGTGGACGAGAACGCCCTCATGGAACGGCGCGAGAATTACGAAGCCAGCGTGCCCGGGCGTGCGCTCTGCATGACATGGGGATGCGACGTGCAGCCGGATCGCCTTGAAGCGTCGCTCGTCGGCTGGGGCGCAGGCGACGAATCATGGCAAATCGAGCACGTACAATTCTACGGTGACCCGGACATCCCGGAAGGCGGACAAGGCAGCCCATGGGACAACCTCAGCGCATGGCGCATGAAGCCGCGCACACACGCCACACAAGGAGAAATGGTCCCGTGGGGCGGATGCATCGACTCGGGCGGGCACAACACTCAGGCCGTTTACGAATACGGCCGCCGCTACAAACATGCCCGCGTGTTCGTCATCAAGGGCAAGGGCGGATCGGATCAGCCGATCGTCACGGCGCCACGGCAAAAGCGAAGCGGCAAGGTGCGGCGAGCGACCCCGGTGTTCATCGTCGGCGTCGACCAAGTCAAAGACCAGGTGCAGCGTGCGCTCAAGGTCAAGGAGCCCGGGAACCCCGGCTACTGCCACTTCCCGAACGATGCGGCGCACGGCCTCGAATACTTCCGCCAACTCACAGCCGAGAAGAAGGTCATTGAAAAGGATTCCCGTGGCTACTCGCACCGGATCTGGAAGCTCATCGCCGGCAGACGCAACGAGGCGCTGGACTGCCGCGTCTATGCCATCGCGGCACGGAGCATCATGCAGCCCGATTACGGGAAGATCGCCTACCGCGTGAAGAAGACAGCGGAGCGAGAAACGCCTGACGGAGACATCCAGCCCGCCCCGGTGCCGACGAAGCCCAAAGAGCGTATCAGAAGCGCAGTGGACGACGCTCCCGCGCATACGGAAAATCCCGCACGAAAGCTCCGCCGAGGTCGTCGGAGTGGTTTCGTGAACCAATGGTGACCTTACCTTCGAGTCTGACCTTAGGCGAAACGTTCAAGTTCGAGACCGCCGAATACACTGCCGCATCTTCGCTCACCATCAAAATGGGCGGGCCGGAAGCGCGTATCATCGAAGCGACTCTGACGGACGCCAAGTGGACGGCCTCCGTCAGCACGGCGGCATGGAAGGCCGGGGATTACGCCACGTCCGTATGGGTAACGCTCAACGGGGAAACAGCCGTCGTCGCACGCGGACGCCTCTACCTCGAGGCCGATCCGTCGGCACAATCCACCTACGACCCGACGACAGATTACGAGGCCATCGTCCAGAAGATCGACGCGGCATTACGGGGTGATTCGTCAGATCCCACCTGGCAGAGCTACACGATTTCAACGCCGCAAGGTTCGCGCACGCTCGCACGCATGAGCATTCCCGACCTGCTCAAACTGCGGAGCTACTACATGTCCTACGTCATCTGGCAGAACCGCCGGGACAAGGGACTGAACATCAACGGGCCACGCATCGTCGTCCGCATCTAGCAGCATGGCACTTTCCCTGACAAAACTATTTTCCCGCCATAAGGCAGAACGTCGCGAAGAAGACCGTCGCGAAAAGACACCGCGTCTATCCGCCTCGCGCGGCATTTTGCAAGCGGCCATGTCCGGACGGACGGAAGCCTCGTGGACCACGGTGCCGACCACGGCGGACATGCTCATTTTCCAGAACTGGCGGACCATCGTCGCCCGGGCGCGTGAAGCCGCTCACGAAAACGACTACGCCCGCAAATTCCTTCAGCTTGTCCGAGACAATACCGTCGGGCCAAAAGGCTTTCAGCTTCTGGCGCGCATCATGGAAGTCGACCAGTTCGGACACGTCGCGTTCGATCCCATCACAAAGAATCCGAAGCCGGATAGGTTCGCCAGCGATGCCATCGAAGACGCTTACAAGGATTTCTCTCGACGCGGCAATTTCGAAACCACGGGCACAATGTCCCGCGCTGATGTCGAGGCACTCATCGCGACGACATGGGCGACCGATGGCGAAGCCATTATCGTGGCCACTTACGGGAAAAGTGCAGGCCCGTGGGGATTCGCATGGCAGATGCGGGATGCGACCCTTCTGGACCCGATGCACAATGAAGCCCGGCCAAACGGAAATATCATCCGCGCCGGCATCGAATATGATCCGAAGACATGGCGGCCCATCGCCTATTGGTTTCGCGCAAGAGACGCCCAACTACTCGACTACGTCGAAACCTTCGGGGCACGATACGAGGTGATCCCCGCCCAGGATGTGATCCACGTCTTCCGGCCTGAAATGGTCGGACAGAAACGAGGTCTTTCCCAGCTACGCACAGCGCTCTGGCGCTTCCGCCAGCTCAAAGGCTTTCAGGATGCGGCCACCATCAACGCCCGCATCGGCGCGGCAAAGATGGGCTTCTTCCGAGACTCTGAAGCTGAAGACGACGAGAACGACGAGCTGCCGATGGACGCCGAACCGGGCGTGTTCGAGAACATCGGCAATCGCGACTTCGTCCAATGGAACCCGCAGTTCCCGGAGAAACAGGTGGGGCCGTTCACGGCGGACCTCTTGCGCGGTGCCGCTTCCGGCCTGTGCGTGAGCTACGCAAACCTTTCAAGCGACCTGACGGGCGTCAACTATTCCTCCATCCGCCAAGGGGCCTTGGACGAGCGCGAATCGTGGAAGGGCATTCAGGAGTGGATGATCGCCTGCGCCGTGCGGACCATGTTCGACACATGGCTCGGGTATGCCCTGCTCTTCGGACGGATCACGGTGAACGGGAAATCCCTGCCCTTTGAGAAAATCGAGAAGTTCCGCCGGGTAGAATTCCAAGGGCGACGCTGGTCGTGGATCGATCCGTCTTCGGAAATGGCGGCGCACGAGAAGAGCATCGCGCTCAAACTCGAAAGCCGCTCCTCCGTCATCCGGGAAAGCGGACGGGATCCGGACGACGTCTTCCGTGAGATAGCTGAAGAGACCGACGACATGAAAGCCGCCGGAATCGACCCGACGGTCAATCAGCCCGGTGCCGCCGCGTCCCCCGGCACATCCGAACCATCGAACGCGCCCGCCGCTGAGGGCGACAACTCTCCCAACAACCAAGACGAACAGGAATAATCATGGACTGGACAAACATACTCGGCAACGTGGCCTCGGGCGGCGTGCTCGGACTGCTTGGTAATGCGGTCACCTTCGGGCTTTCCTACTTCAAAAACAAGCAGGAGCACCAGCAGGCCATGGACAAAGCCGAAAGCGACCGCAAGACCCTGCAACTTCAGGGCGAGCTTGCTGCCGCGCAGACCGCGGGCGACATGGCCTTGGCCCGCGAACGAGGTTCTGCGGACGCCTTTACCGCCAGCCAAGGCGCAGAGGCGGCCCTGACAGGCGACACCTACAAGTGGGTGAATGCCGTGCGGGCGCTCAACCGCCCTGCCCTGACGTGGCTGTGTATCTTTCTGACCGCCCTCGTCTACTTCCACACGACTGAACCCGATGTGCTCAGTTACATCGCCACCAACGTCGTTGTCATGACCGTTGCCGTGGTGACGTGGTGGTTCGGCCAGAGGCAGCTTGACCGCAGTTCGGTTAGCTTCGGCAACAGGACGGCTTCCGGCTCCGTGAACAGCCAGATCAACAAGTAACCTCGCGTCCCCATGTCGCTCACGCTCGCAATTCAAATCACACTCGTCGCCGTCGGCACGATCCTCATCCCGTGCATCTTCAAACTCGTCGGCGCAATCAACCGCAATGTCGAGGCACTGGCGCGGCTTGAAGAATACATCAAGCGCGGCGTGGAGCCCCGGCTGCACAAGGCGGAAGGCGACATCGGCAGTCTGTTCGAGCGCACCAACCGCCACGGCGAAAGAATCACGGCACTGGAGGCAAAGCATGGAAGATGAAGAACCAGTCCTGCCGCGCTGGAAACAAGCCCTCTACCACGCGGGCTGTATGCTCCGGCATGCATGGCTGGTCCCTGTTGAACTCTGGCGCACCATCAAAGCAATAGCCGGAATGGATGCGTATCAGAAGCGCAGTGGACGCAAATCCCGCGCGTTCTAACTTGGCCGCAAACCGATGCCGAAAGCCGATTTCATCAGATTGCTGAAAGACCCCAAGGGCCTGCGCCGGACCTTCGACGTAGGAAACGTCGATGATGAATCGCGCACGATGGACATCGCCTTTTCGTCCGATGTCGATCTGGAACGCTGGCCGGGCATGGCCGAAAAGCTGAGCCATGAGAAAGGTGCCGTTAATCTTGACCGTCTCAATAACGGGGCACCTCTGCTTTGGAACCACGACTTTGGCGCTGTAATCGGCGTAGTCGAAAGCGCGCAGATCGACCCCGATGGGAAAGGCCGGGCGACCGTTCGTTTCTCCAAGAACGCCATGGCGGAAGAGAAGTGGAACGACGTGAAGGACAAGATCCTTCGCAAGATATCCGTCGGCTATCGCGTCAACACGGTGGAAGAAGGCGAGACCGTCGAGGCCGACAGCGGCGTCGCCAGCCTCTTCCTCGTCACCAAATGGACTCCTTATGAAATCTCGCTCGTTAGCGTTCCGGCCGATGATTCAGTCGGC